GGAGCATATTGGATGACACCTAAAAACTGAATAAATATAATTGAATATCGTCGTCGCAGACGGAGGGGAAACTGGCAAAATCCAGTTAATGCCCCTCTTTTTTTGTATCTAAATATCAACGTTAGTGAGAGGAGTATGCTATCTACTCAGTATAGATTAAAATTGGAGTTTATCTGTAAATGTATCGCAAACAATGAAGATGTAAAACTAGATGATATGATCTGGGCGCAGAAACTTGCTAAAGCAAATACCTCTGCTAATGAGATGTTGAAGATGGCAAGACGCCAAGCATCACAAAATATCGAAGAAGGTAGCACAGACGATTTTCTGAATAGGATGGGTTTAGGAGATCCCGATCCATCCAACCATAAGAAGGGATTTACTGATGCTGACGATATTAAGAGTTGGTTTCAGCAAGACAAACCGGATGATTGGAGGCAACGAGATTAATGCCAAGTGAATTTGATTACGTCGAAGCACCTACTGAAGGTGAAGTTGATAGATGGGGATTTACAATTAAACCCTCTATCAGTGATAATGAATTAATTATTATATGTTTAAAAAACGCTCCTTGTGGATCAGATAAGAAACAAGTTGAACGATTAATCAAAAATTATGAAAAATAAAAAACCGGATTATGTGTGTGTCACGACATGGAATCCCATGTTTGAATGTGTGCGCTATCATTGGGTTCACAAGTCCGAAAAGGATCCTGTGAAATTTGTAAAAAATCTCAACCCCGATGAGGTGCTTTTTTGAAACAACTATTTGTAGTTGATACTGGTGACAATGAATGTGTCACTCACGATGGATATATTCAGATTGGCATCTTCAATCACTCTGTGGAAAAACATCTTGAATTAAATCCCCTGATTGATTGGCAGGTGACATATTGGATGCCAGATGTCTGGGCAAATAGATATAAGAGAGTATCATTTCAAAAAACTGAAAAAATGAATGAAGGTTCGCCTAGAACTGATAATGCTCTAGACAGTCGTCCAAGAGACTTTCCAGATCAACCAACCGAAAGATTAGAAAGAACATTATGAAGATGTGGGAGACAAAATGTGTTGGATGTGGTAGAATGGTTCCAGCGAATCAAGCACCTCAGATAGGGCACCAAGCACCTGATGGTAGTTGGACAAATTCGTTATGTAAACTTTGTTGGATAAGAAAAAATAATGGACAAAATTGACACACAAGGCATGAGTGTTCCTGGTAAATCAAAGAAACCAAGTAATTATGATCCCATGCCAGTGAAAATCCGTACAATCTTCACACCAGAAGAACGTATTGAGTTGAAACAAATTATTCATGAGGCACTTGACGAGAGGGAGAAAGCATGAAGTTTAAAGCATTAGTATTCATCCGACTGAGATCACAAGTTGATGACTCACCGGGCAATGCCGTGAGAGACGCTTGTAAGCGATTGTCTGAGTTAGACATCAAAAAACTTAGATTGGGTAAGGTCATCGACGTTTGGTTAGAATCAGAGAGCAGGGAGTATGCTGAGAAGGAACTCGAAATGCTCTCCGATAGATTCCTTGCCAACACAGTCATGGAAGACTGGGATTATGAATTGACTGAGATTGAAGAATTTCCTAAAGGTATTGAATAATGGATGATTTTAACGCACCAGGATCTAATAAGATAGGACTCACTCCTGTATTCAAAGAGTTTGTAGTTAATTTACAGATAGATAATGTAGTGAAGATCTTAGATGCTAAGATTGAACGTTGCAATGTGTATAATAGTGACAATCGAGATGAAGTATACAAACAAATAACTATTACATACAAGGAGGATGAAGAATGCAAGCAGTAATTTATAGTAACGGTAGTCAAGAGTGTGAGCGTATAGCAGCACTCTTAAGAGCACTAGATGGTGAGTTTTTGGAATATAATCTTAACGAACACTTTACTCAAAGAGCATTTGAAGCAGAGTTTGGACCTGAAGCAACATACCCGCAGGTCTCTATCGGTGCCAAGCATCTTGGTAATATGCACGATACACTTCATTACATGAGCGACAAAGGTATGCTTGTTTAACTTGACAAACTTTTAATTATCTTCTATAATGAAAATCTACATAAACTACAATGGCAAAGAAAAAATACACAAATAAATCTGGAGACACTTTTGAGTGGGAAGAGACTGAAGAGATGCGTAAAGCAATAAAACAACTGCATCAAGACATTCTTCTGAGAAAAATGAAAGAGCAAGATGACAAACTAAACTATGATACGGGGGGAAAATGAGTATTAAATTGACAATTTTAAAATCAGGAGAAACAATAATTTCTGATGCAAAAGAACTTATTGTTGAAGATAGAGTTTGTGGATATCTTTTTAACAAACCACATAAAGTAGAATATAGAAAACCTATTCTATTGTCAGAAGAAAAAAATATGAGTGATGGAGAAGTTCAAATTTCACTGTCTCCATGGATTTTATTGACATCCGAGGATCAAATTCCTGTTCCTACCGATTGGATAGTTACTCTTGTAGATCCTTTAGAATCTATAAAAGAAATGTATTCTGAAAAAGTTGGTGGAGAAGAAGAAAATGATTAAGTGTTTAGTTCTTCAAAATGGTTTAATTCTTATTGCAAAAATTGAAGAAATTGATGCAGAAATTGGAGATCCAAATTGTAAAATCTCTGATGTTGCTTTGGTAAATTCTGATGATACAGTAAGTTCTTGGTTGACCTGTACTGAACAAAAAGATTTGTTGTTTAGATCTGAAGATATTTTAACAATCGTTGAACCAAAAAGTTCTGTTATTAAATCATATATGGAAATCTCTGAATGAGAGTCTTAAGCATTGATCTTGATTACATTATGGGTCCAGTTATTGAACTCTATAATGGTCTGATGTTTAATGGAAATCCAACAATAAGATGGGAAGAATTTTTTAACAAAACTGATTTCAATGAAAGTCATTTTCGTATTGATCAGTCAAATCTGTTGTTTTGTTATAATACTTTTTTAAAGGCACTTCGCAATTGCGATAGTGTCTCTTTTGGTTATGAACATGATTCAATTCTGTTTAGCATTGCTGATTACAAAGACATTGACCTGATTAATATAGATCATCATGATGATGTTTTTGGTGGTGACTATATTAGAGAGATGCCTGAGGAGGATGCATATAAAATAGAGTTTCATGAAATTATGAATCACAATAGAGTTCATGAGGGAAACTGGGGTGCTTGGTTGGGTGGACATAATAAATTAAAATCTTTTACCTGGATTGGAAATAAAAACAGTGTAAATAAGAGTCGTAATAGATTCAATGCAGAAGTAGTTCCCAACTATCAAAATGTAGAAAAAGAAGATTATAAGTTTGATAATTATAATTTTGATCATATCTTCGTGTGCATGTCACCGCAGTATATTCCCCCAAATCACTGGCATTACTTTGCCATGTTCATCAGTGCATTTGAGGAATTTGCTGGAAAGGATGCTATAATATACACAGAAAAGTTTGAGACCAACGTTCGTCACCAAAGGATTCATAATGAGATTTTACACCAACGTTCAAATGGTCGGTGACCACTTTCTGGTCCGTGGATATGAGAATGGAAGGCACTTCGCTACAAGGGAAAAGTTTTATCCCACACTTTTTGTACCCTCTAATAAAAAGACAAAGTATAAAACTCTTGAGGGGGATTATGTTGAATCGATAGAACCTGGCACCGTTCGTGATTGTAGAGAGTTTATAAAAAAATATGATGGCGTAGAAAACTTCAAAATCTATGGGAATGAACGATACATCTATCAATATCTCTCTGAGATGTATCCTGAGGAAGAGATTAAATTTGACACTAGTAAAGTTAAAATTTCTACAATTGATATTGAGGTCAAATCTGAAAATGGATTCCCCGATGTAGAATCTGCAGCGGAAGAAATTTTGCTTATTACGGTGCAAGATTATACTACTAAACAAATTCGCACTTGGGGTCAGGGACCTTTCAATAACAAACAAGAGAATGTTATCTATAAAGGATTCAGAACCGAATATGAACTCCTTAACGATTTTATCAGTTGGTGGATGATTGAAACCAATACTCCGGAAGTTGTTACTGGATGGAATAGTGAACTCTATGATATGCCGTATCTTGTGCGTCGTATCGATAGGATCTTAGGTGAGAAGTTAATGAAACGACTTTCACCTTGGGGTTTGGTGACTGAACGTGAGACCATTATTATGGGTCGCAAACATATTTCTTATGATGTTGGTGGTGTCACTCAACTTGATTATTTGAACCTGTATAAGAAGTTCACTTATAAGGCACAAGAGTCTTATCGTTTGGATTATATTGCGAGTGTGGAACTTGGGCAAAAGAAACTTGATCACTCTGAGTTTGATACATTTAAAGATTTCTATACAAAGGGGTGGCAGAAGTTTGTAGAATATAATATCATTGACGTGGAACTTGTTGACCGAATGGAAGACAAGATGAAACTGATTGAACTCGCAATTACCATGGCATATGATGCTAAGGTGAATTATAATGATGTGTTCTATCAAGTTCGTATGTGGGATGCGATCATTTACAATTATCTCAAAAAGAGAAACATTGTAATTCCACCCAAAGAACGTTCAGACAAGGATGCAAAGTATGCAGGTGCGTATGTTAAACAACCGGTTCCGGGAAAGTATGATTGGGTTGTGTCTTTTGACCTTAACTCTCTCTATCCTCACCTTATTATGCAGTACAACATCTCTCCAGAGACACTCCGAGAGACTAGGCACCCATCAGTTACCGTTGATAAGATACTTAATGAAGAACTGACCTTTGAATTATATAAAGACAGCGCAGTGTGTGCTAACGGTGCCATGTATCGTAAAGATGTTCGTGGGTTCCTACCTGAACTGATGGAGAAGATTTATAAGGATCGCACCATCTATAAGAAGAAGATGCTTATTGCAAAACAAGATTATGAAAAAACTCCGACTAAGGCATTGGAGAAAGAGATTGCACGATGCAACAACATTCAGATGGCTCGCAAGATTCAACTCAACTCTGCATATGGTGCTATTGGTAATCAATATTTCCGTTACTACAAACTGGCCAATGCGGAAGCGATTACGCTTTCTGGTCAAGTCTCTATCCGTTGGATTGAGAATAAGATGAACGGATTTCTAAATAAGATTTTAAAAACCAAAGAAGTCGATTATGTCATTGCATCTGACACTGACTCAATCTATCTTAATATGGGACCTCTTGTTGATAAATTTCTTAGTCATAAGTCTGACGATAAAACAGCAGTTGTGGGGTTACTTGATAAGATCTGTGAAGACAAGTTGGAACCATTCATCGAACGATCTTATAAGGAACTTGCGGATTACGTTGCGGCATATGATCAAAAAATGATTATGAAGCGTGAGAATATTGCAGAACGTGGTATTTGGACTGCGAAGAAACGCTATATTCTTAACGTATGGAACAGTGAGGGGGTTCAGTATTCTGAACCTAAACTTAAGATGATGGGTATTGAGGCAGTCAAATCATCCACTCCTGCACCGTGTAGAACGATGATTAAGGACGGTCTCAAACTTATGATGAATGGTACAGAAGAGGAAGTAATCGACTTTATCGATAAGTGTCGCAATGATTTTAAGGCACTTCCGCCAGAACAAATTGCATTCCCTCGTTCAGTATCGGATGTTATTAAATACAAATCTCATTCTAGCATCTATACAAAAGGAACTCCAATTCATTGTCGTGGCGCACTTCTATTCAACCATTATGTCAAAGAGAAGAAACTGACAAATAAATATTCTCTTATTACTAATGGCGAAAAAATTAAATTTGTTTATTTGAAGAAACCAAATATCATTCATGAGAATGTCATCTCATTTATTCAAGACTTTCCTCATGAACTTGGTCTTGACAAATACATAGACTATGACTTACAATTTGAAAAGTCATTTGTCGAACCACTCAAAGCAATTCTTGATGCGATTGGATGGAATGTGGAGAAAACTGTAAACCTTGAACTATTTTTTGTATAATGGATTTTTTAAACGAAATTGTAAAAGAGATTGGAGATGACTATACCAAACTGGCAAAAGACATCGACGACACAGAAACTTACGTGGACACAGGTTCGTACATCTTTAACGGACTCGTTTCAGGTAGTATATTTGGTGGCGTATCTGGGAATAAGATTACTGCCATTGCTGGTGAGTCTTCTACTGGCAAGACTTTCTTTTCTCTCGCTGTCGTCAAAAACTTTCTTGATTCTAATCCTGACGGATATTGCCTTTATTTTGACACCGAGGCAGCAGTTAATAAATCTCTTCTCGAAAGTAGAGGAATTGATCTCTCACGTTTGGTCGTCGTTAATGTAGTAACTGTCGAAGAGTTTCGTCAAAAAGCACTGAAGGCAGTAGACATATACTTAAAAAAATCTGCAGAAGAACGTAGACCCTGTATGTTTGTGCTAGACTCTTTGGGGATGCTTTCCACTGAGAAAGAGATTACTGATACGCTCAACGATAAATTGGTTCGGGATATGACTAAATCCCAACTGATCAAAGGTGCGTTCAGAATGCTCACACTCAAGTTGGGTCAAGCAA